TGGTGACCCTGGGAACCGTACCAAGTGCATATGCTGGTTACCAGTTATTGCGCACAGTGCAACACCATTTCAATCTTCACCATGATTGCTCATTCCAGATGTCTGCAGGAACGCATGAACTAATTTATGCTCATGTGCTTTTCGATTCAGATCATGGGGCGCATCAACCGGACTTTCTTTCTGCAGGATCACCACCGTGGACATACACTGGCAATAGCGGAACGTGCCAGGTTAAAAACCGGGATGGCGTTTTTGAAACTGCCACGGTCTTTTACTACAGCAAAGATGTTTCATCGAGCTTTACCTGGAGGTGGACTACATCAAATATAAAGGAACAGTTTGATTATTTTGTTGGCACATTCCTGATCCCGGCTGGCGTAACAATCAGCAACATCAACCCGGAAATCTACACCATCATTCCGAATATCAGTGTCGCCTATACACAACCGGCGATCGATGCGTTGTACTGGGATATCACACCAAATACCAGACCGGCGACAACCGACACTGCCAGTAACTGGCTGAATATTGGAACGCTTGTCAGCAATGCCAATGACGGTGATGTTATTCGCGCACCATCTGGTGTGTTGAATGATGACGGTGATCTGACCCTGACCAACCAGCACTTTGACCCTGAAAACCCGTTGTGGATTGTTGGAGGGGCAGTCACTCTTTCCGGGGGAACAGTTCCAACCACAGAATTGCGTGGCGGGACTCGGATTATCCTGAGTAATTGCAGTGGCATTCGGTTTTGGGGATTTCTCGATACACAAGGAACCAATAACAGCAACGATGAACGGTTTGATATTCGGGATTGCGAATGGATTACTGTTGAGAACTTTTATTGGAACTCATCGAATAGTGATGCGGAAGTCAGTGTGTGGACTTACATTGCGTTAAGAACCAGCAAGTACTGCAAATTCAGTAACAATGCTGTTCGTGACAAACAGGGCAGAGGAAACTGTTTCAATATTCTTGGTGCCGGCGGCAGTCCGAATGCTAACCAGTTCCACAATTTCCAGAATACGAACATGGTGGATTGGAATGCTGCACGAAATGACTGGGTAGGTCAGAATAATTCATTCATGCGGTTTGGTGGTAACTCCGCATTCGATTGTCGATTGCATACCCTGGTCAGACGTTGCCGATTTGAAAACTATAATCGGGTTCAAGATGACTCAGAGTGGATGGTGATCAAGGGTAACGGTGTTTTATTAAGTCAGTTGATCCACCAAAGTCATACCGACCCGGAAGGATCGCAAGGATTTTTCCCCAGGGTTGCCGCATGGACGGTTGGACTTGCACTGGTTAGTTTCTGCAAGAGCAACAGCGCGAACAACCAGGGATTCCATTTAAACGGTACAGACCGTACTGCCGGGTTTGGCATAGAATACGAATCATCGAATCATTGCTACGCTCGATGTTACATACAGGATTGGGATGGTCCGAATTGTTATATTGCGCTCAATGCAATCGTCAGTACAAACCGATGGCATTCGCAAGACAATATTATCGGTGAAATTTATTCCAAAGACACTGTCGATGCGTTTTTAGCATTTGAAGGGAGCAGTGGCAACCGACCTACCGGGAATCATATGTGGGGCATTGCAATTGAAAGTTCGCAGAATATTATGGATGTGGTTTATGATCCAAACCTGTCAACGGAATTTGAAGCTTGCATGATGAATGGTTCATCCCTGGGATTCTCACCAACCCCATCGGGCATTAGTTTATCGTCGCCAAACCTGGTTGATCGTGGTGACGGTATATTCGTGTCGGACAATGCCGGTTTGCAGCCTGCAGTGAAGAAGTGCGTTTGCGTTGATTTGCTTAGTGATAACATTCCTGACATGGGACCGACTTACAACAACATATAATTATGACTGACACTGCAATATACACTGAGCTTGGACAATTCCCGAATGGGTCTGGAACCTTTGACGTTACCAATGCAACCGAAGTTTCCGCAGCAAGAACACCAACAGGACTGGTTGTGATGGCTTGCAGTGCGGTAAACCTGGATTCCCCAACTCACCACCTATTGAATAGTTGGGGTGTGACGGACTTTACGGATGTTGGTGCGATCCACGTTACTGATGAACATAATTCGGTAACTTTATCTGATTGCACCAGGCTTCATAATGAAACCAATATCATCCAGATACTTAATCCCGGGCAGACATCTGTTGATCGATCCGCAACGGTTGCCGCTATTACTGGTGGCGTAAGGTTTACTGCCAGTTCAGGGTCAGACCTTTACCGGGTACATTGCATATTGATATTCGGTACGGTGTGCAAGGCATTTTCGACAGAAGGTGATGGCAGCATGGCAGCTGACGAAACGGTTGATATCGCGCATGGCATGAGTACGGAACCCGGCGCAGGATTTTACGGATACAGTCGCCGCGATAATGCCGGGTCAAGTGACATGAGATTTTCACTCGGATTCCATGCTTATGATGGAGTGATCAAACAGGCTTGTTGTGGCTGGACATCTGAGAATGGCGAAGACCCAAGTCGCAGCGCCAATCGTACCTTTGGTGATGGCACTAATAATTTAGTTCTTGTTGGGTCGAGTGCAAGTGCCGGCCCAAATCTTGGGTTGGAATTAACAGCGATTGATACGACCAATGTCACCTACACCAATCGATTCGGCACGAATACAGACAAGTATGTTGGACTGTTGCTCGAGTGTGAGGATGTTGCAACCGACCTGGCAATTATAAACTCACCAACCACTGCAGGGTCTGACTGGAATTTCAATGGTCTTTCTTTCCAGAGTCAATTTGTCGCATTTCTGACCAATCGAACCACTGTTGTCAATGTTGCAGAACAAAGTGGTGACGGTGGTTGCGGTGGGTTCGCTGCAATGGACGAAGAAGGGCGCGAACATACAACATCCTGGTCAACCGAAGATAACCTTGATTTGTCGAGCGTGAATACGAATACCAATGGTGAGATGTCGCAAGCCCTGTTCAGCCCGACTGAAACAGGGACCAATTCTCACTTGATGGTTAATCCAACATTCACCGCTGACGGTTGGGATTTCCTGGCAGCAGATATCACGACAGCAAACAGTACGATTAGAAAATGGCCCATGCTGGCAATTGAACAATTATCTGGTGCAAGCAACGCGCCATTATTCTCAAGTCATTTAACCAAGATGCAGGGTAACTAGATGCAAATATTAAAACAGTCAACCGCAATCGATGTGCGGGTCGGTCCTGCAATGGACAAAGATAATGGCGTTACGCCAGTAACCTCTGCGAGTATTGGTTCTGCAGATCAGGCCGATATCCTGAAAGCAGACGGTGCGGCAACGGTCACGATGGCAGGCGTACTGGCAGCAGTAACGAATGTCGATGGCTGGTACGACTACACCATGTCCACATCCGATACCGATACCGTGGGAACGCTTGACCTGGTGCTGCAAGATGCCAGTCTTATGTTGCCGATATTCGCAAGGTTTCAGGTAGTCGAAGAAGCAGTGTTCATTGCGCTGTACCAGGCAAGTGCCGCCGGGTGGTTATCGACTGCCACTATTACTGTCGCTGAACAAACCCAGGGTGCGCCACCCGTTGCACCGACATTCGAGGAAATCCTCAGTTATCTGTACACAGAATGGGTACGCAACAAGATCATCACCGACACCTCGGGTGCAGACTTCAAGAAAGTCTTTGCTGACAATGGTTCAACGGTGCTGTACAAGAAATCACTGCTTGACTCAGCCAGCGTATTTACTTTGGGTGAAGCTGAAACCGGACCATAAGCAATGGCAACCGAGGCACAACGGTTCCAGGTATGCCGACTGCCGGTAGCAAACAGTGTTGTCGATGAAATTGGCGATCGATATGCCATAGCCGGGGCAATGCAGAGCCTGGTAGACACTGGTCTTGTTGGTAATGAACAGCGGTTTCAAACGGTACGCCTGCCTTTTGCCAACAGTATCGTTGATGAGATTGGCGACAGATACGCAATGGCTGGCATTATCCGGGCCATTGAAACGGGTGGATCGGTAGTCGAGATATTCGATACCACCTGGTTCCTTGATCCAACCTGGCAAGTATTTGAACTGCCACAGCAGAATGACGGTTCACTGGTTGCCGGCATGAATACGTTTATGACCAATTTTGTCGGACAAGGCACTGCAAGGGATATTGTTACCGAGGTCACGGTCAAGGCTACACAAGATCCTTCACCTACAATCTGCGCAACACAGGAATTATCTGCAACAGTCAGTGTAGAGCAGGACGGATCACCAACCATCAAGGTCACGTTATAATGGCAGCAGGAATCACACTATATCAGGGCGAAACCAAACTCATCATCGTGGAAACGAATGAGGATCTATCGTCAGCAGTTGAGATTGAGTTCCGGGTGGATACGAATCCGCAGATCATCAAGACACTGACCGGCAGCGGTATTGCTAATGTCACCACAACCCAGTTTGAAGTGACAATCGAACCAGAGGATACGGAATCAGTGCCTGCAGGACCGTACAAGTACCAGATGCGATCCACTGATAATTCAGGCAATATCACCAATGGCAAATTCAGTCCCAACAAAATGCAGATCAAGCCAAGCATATTTGTAACGCAGGGACAGGGTAATGATTACAATTGATTCAGCAACATAGGATTCGATCCGAATGAACAGAGGTGGACAACCTGGTAACAATAACGGTGGCAGCGGTAAGTCATGGCGTGAAGCATTGGACAAAGCAGTTAAGCAGTACACCAACACTAAAGCGCAGTCGGCGAAGAATGGCATATCGGTGATTAAGCGTGGCGAAGCGTTGTTCAAGATTGCGACCAGAGTGGTCGAGGCATCGTTACTGGGTAACAAGGATGCTATCCAGGAACTGGGCAACAGGCTCGATGGCAAGGCGCACCAGTCGATGGATATCGGATTTCACGATGATATGCCACTGGAGGAAATGAATCTTGCTGAACTCACAAAGGAACTTGCTGGAGTACGAAAACGTATTGAGGCAGACAACAAGTCTCGTCGCAGCACAGCAAAGTCTGCTCGGATTCACTAATGAGATAGCGATTGAACCACCCCCGGTACTGCATCATCGGATACTGATCGACAAACTGCAGCAAGTCGTTGATGGCACGTTGCATCGGTTGATGGTGTTCATGCCGCCAGGGACAGCGAAATCGACCTACTGCAGCGTGATTCTTCCAGGCGGCTACCTGGGTGTGCATCCGACCAGGCGCATCATTGCCGGCAGTTACGATACAGGCTTGAGTACGCTGTTTGGCCGCAAAGTACGCAACATGGTCAATGGGCCGGATTACCACCGGATCTTTCCAATAAGCGTTGCTGGCGATACCAGGGCGAAGGGTGAATGGGATGTCGATACAGGTGGAGGATATTACGCAACTGGAGTCGGTAGTGCTGTCACCGGGCGTAGAGGGCATCTTGGAATCCTGGATGACCTTATCAAAGGACGAAAAGACGCAGATTCTCAGACTGTTAGAGATTCTACATGGGAATGGTACAAATCCGACTTTCGCACCCGACTTATACCTAATCAGAACGCAATAGTATTTATTTCGACCCGGTGGCATGAGGACGATCCTGCCGGGCGCATCCTGCCAGAGGACTGGGATGGCGAATCAGGACTGATCAAGGCCAGGGATGGTGAGATATGGGATGTGCTGTGCATACCGGCCCAGGCAGGCGTTAACGATGCCCTGGGACGCAAGGAAGGCGACTGGCTATGGACTGAGTGGTTCAGCGAGGCATTCTGGAAGCAGGAACGCATCAGTCAGGGACCGCGAAACTGGTCTGCGTTGTACCAGCAGAAGCCAAGTCCTGATGAGGGCGTATTTTTCAAGCGTGAGGACTTTTGGAGGTTCAAGCCGCACGATATGCCGCCGGTCAGGAAGTACATAACATCTGACTTTGCAGTGACTGACGAGGCCGAGGCAGACAACCCGGATTACACTGAAATCGGAGTGCATGGTGTTAGCAAGACACTCATTGACGATGTATCTGCCACTAAGATCCATTTATGCCTGGATGGATGGTCTGGACGCAAAGCACCTGAAAAGTGGGTGCATGAGTACTTCAACCTGGTCAAACGACACAAGCCACAATGTGAGTTTGCCGAGGTCGGAGTTATTCGCCGGGCTACAGAGGGTTTGCTTAGACAGCAACGACTGGCTAGACAAGCATTTGGAATCATTGAGTGGCTGCCACACATCGGCGACAAGTCAGCCAATGCCCGGGCGTTACAATCGCTTTCACAGATGGGTCTTGTCGGAATAGCGGATACTGAGTATGGCAATTACGTGCTTGACCAGTTGGTGAAGTTTCCTGCCGGCAAGTACGATGATGCCGTTGATATGTGTTCGCTGATTGCAAGGGCAGTTGATGAGGCGCACCCAATGTTGAGCGTGCCGAAACAATTAAGCCCGGAGAAAGACCGATATGACAGGAAATTTGATGATGCAGAAACTGAATACAGTTGGAAAACAGCATGACTGAACTAGCAGAACTTGAGCAGATGTTTGTCGATTCCGAGGACGAGTCCAGGGATGCCAGGGAACGCTCGGAAAAGTCCAGGGACTATTACGACAACATCCAGCTGACCAGTGAAGAAGTATCGGTTCTCAAGGCTCGCAAGCAACCACCAGTGGTGTTCAACCGTATTGCGCCAAAGGTCGATTTCCTGATGGGTACTGAGCGCAACGCCCGCACCGATCCAAAGGCATTCCCCCGCACCCCGGTGCATGACGCTGGCGCAGATGCAGCAACCGATGCGATTCGCTTTGTGCTGGACAACAACGACTTCGATATCCTGGCATCGGATGCGTTTGAGAATGTACTGATCGAGGGATCGGGTGGTGTCTCTGTGGAAGCAGAGGTCAAGGGCGACGAGATATGGGTCGTGATCAAGAAGATTCGATGGGATCGATGGTTTTATGATCCGCATTCGCTGATGCGTGACTATTCTGACGCGACCTATACCGGGGTAATAGCCTGGAAAGACATCGCAGTGGTGAAGGAACGATGGCCTGATGCTGCCGGTGACGTTGAATCTGGCATGAGTGAAGCCCAGGCATCGGAAACCTACGATGACAAGCCTGTACGCTGGTTTAACAAGTCACGTTCCAGGGTGATGTGCGTCGATATCTACTGGCAGGAAAAGGATGTTTGGCAACACGCTATTTACACCAAAGGCGTGTGGCTGGACAAGCAGAAGAAATCCGCCTACCTGGACGAGGATGGATTGCCAGAGAACCCGCAGATCGCATTCAGTGCCAAAGTGAAGCGTGATGGGCAGCGTTACGGTGTGGTCGAGGCATTGATCGATGTGCAGGACGAGATTAACAAGCGGCGCAGCAAGTCACTGCATATCCTGACCACCAAACAGACGTTCGCCAAAGAAGGTCAGATCATCGACATCGACACGTTCAAGAAAGAGGCTAACAAGCCCGATGGTCACTTGCAGTTCCCCAGTGCCGGCACGTTTGGCAACGACTTTGGCATTATCCCGAATGAATCCCTGGTCGGACCGCAGTTTTCCATGTACCAGGATGCCATGCAGCAGATGGACACAGTCGGCGCAAACGAAGCGTTACTGGGTAAGACTGAAGGCACTCTGTCGGGTCGTGCAATCCAGTCGCTGCAGCAGGGCGGCATGGTCGAGTTAACACCCTTGTTCGATGCACAGTCTGCCTGGAAGAAACAGGTTTACAGGGCAGTGTGGAACCGCATTCGGCAGTACTGGCGCGAAGAAAAGTGGATACGGGTAACGGACGATGAAGAAAACCTGAAGTTTGTTGGACTGAACCAACCGATTACGAAGGCAGAGCAGGCACTGATGGACAAGTCCGGGCTGAGTGTGAAAGAGATTCGCCAGGAGTTTGGCCCGGAGCTTGAGCAGATCCATCAACAGCAACCAGAACTGGCAGAGATAGTCGCCAGGGAGAATGACGTTGTTGAAATGGATGTCGATATCATCCTGGAAGAAGTGCCTGACATGGTGAACTTGCAGGCAGAGCAATTCGACCAGTTGGTGAATATGTATCGGGCTAACCCGGACGGAATCGACTGGGAGGATGTTGTTGCCATGTCTTCATTGCGTGACAAGGACAAGATCCTGAACAAAGACCTGGAACCAGAGGAACAGGAAGCATTTGATGCGGCGCAGCAGGAAGCCGCAGTCCTTACTGACCTGGACAAGCAGCAGAAACAGGCCGACATCAAGTCAACCAATGCGAAGGCAGCGAAGGACTTCACAGAGGCTAAAGCGCAGGACATCGAGAACGACCTGACCGAATCCGGTCTTGGTGCATTACTCGAGCAGTCGAATGTCTAAGTGCAGCATCTGCCAATGTGACTTTGACATCGAGACTGAAGGTGGAGTCGAGGGCGATATTGGAATACTTCCGGTAGCGTTTTGCCCTACTTGCCGCACTGGCATTTTAGACTTTGCATCACAGCAGCAACCTGGTTTCGATTGCCCTGAGTGTGGGGAATATATCGATGTCTGAACACCCGGTGCAGAACTTTGCCAGGTTGCGGCAGGACAAGGTCAACGTGCCGTTTGATGTGTTCCTGGATGACGATAGCAGTGCGCTTGCTGATGAACTGATGGCGCGTTCTATGCCTAAACCGAAACTAAGTGGTCGTGTAGATGCCGGGCTGTTCGACCAGCAAGCACCACCGACAGCACTCGGCGATATCGTTGCAAAAGATCCTGTAGCGGCGGCTAAGGCTGTTGCAAGCGTACCTTTCACCATCGCACCAGACCTATTGGGGATGGCGCAGGGCGGGCTAAACAGCCTTGCTAACCTGGCGTTTAACCGGGCAACCAGCCTGATTGTGCCTGGTGGAATGGATTTGAAGGATAGGCAGTTGCCATTCCCGGATTCTGCCCGAATCAGTGGTAACCCTATTCGTGAGGATGTGTTTGGCCTGGAACCGATTGAGGGACTTGCGCTGGATTCACCGCAGTTTGTGGGCGAAATCCTGAGTCCGATTGGCACGATGGCGAAAGCACTGGGAATTGGTGTGAAAGCAGTGATCGCCGGGGCAAAGCTTGCTGCCGGCACATCCTTCCCCGTTAACCTGGCTGCGATGTGGCTTCATGCATCACCATTTAAATTCAGCAAGTTTTCTGGTGAATTTGTTGGCACAGGTGAGGGCAGAAACGCAATTGCGCATGGTTTGAACTTTACTAAGGATGAGCATTTAGCGAACCTGTACAAGAAGGATTTAAACGAAGTTGCTTTGGAATTACCTGGCACAGATCCTGGTGTGCAACGGCAACTGGGCAGGGATTTTAATAATTCCGACTTTGATTCTGTTGATGATATCCCTAATGACTGGTATGAAAATGCGGCCAGGGGTTACGAGGCAGATGGTTTCCCGGTAGAGGCAGCAGCAATAAGGGCAGCGGATAAGTCAAAGGCCAGGATGTCTGAAAGTCAACTTTATGAGGTATCAATACCTGATGAGACAGTGGCTAAGATGCTTGACCGGGATCTGCCATTGAGTGAGCAACCAGAGGTTGTTGCCAGATTAAAAGCAGCAGAACTGGCAGATGATACTCACCTGTTTTCGATTGAAGGAGCAAAACCCTTGTCGGAGGTCAGTGGTGAGGAAGTTTATATTGTTGTTGCAGATGCCTTTGGTGAGGGAAATATTGGAAAGGGAATTACTGCTGAGTCCAAAGCAGAAGGTGCATCAAAGTTTTTGAATGAAATTGGCATACCAGGGGTCAAGTATTTAGAGGGACAAGGAAAGAGAAACATTGTCGTATTCAATCCTGATGACATCACCCAGGTTAAGCGTGATGGCAAGATTGTGCATACCAAAACGGCGATAGAAGGGCAGTCTCCGGTCGGGACTGCAACCAAGGACATCGCCAATAAGCCACTGGCTTCATTGACTGTGCCAAAGGCAGCAGCAGAGGCTCGCCTGGGTCGTAAGTTAAAACGCAAGCCTGGTATTGGCGTACAGAAAAACAATCCACAGATGTTGAAAGCACCTGGGCAACCTGGTTTTGCTGTGGGTCGAATATCAACCAATGACTGGATAGCCAGAACTGAATTAATACTGACACCACAGGAAATACAGGCGGCACGAACCTGGTACAAGGATATCAAGGATGCATTTGAGCCTGCGTTTGGTGAGAATGCCGATCTGATGATCACTGCCTGGTTGGTGGCAAATAAGAACGTCACCCCGGAAGGCGCATTGGCGAATGCATTGCGAGTGGCAGAACAGATACAGGTCGGCAGCACCGGCAAGAAGGGTGGACTTGCTGATACTGTATTGCGCCAGATATTCAAGGGCGAAGAAGTTGAGAAGGGTGTTGGTCAGAAGTTATTTGATTTCATCGACAGCGCCACTGGCAGACTAACGCGACGTTATTATGGTGATGCGCCGGCAGCGGGTGCGCCGACAGTTATTGATGTGCATAGTTTCCGAGACATGGGTTATGTTGATCAAGCGTTGCTGAATGTGCTGGAGAAAAAAGGCTATAACGTCAAAGGTCTGAAAAATGATGTCCCTAACGACAGCATATCCGAAGGACAATACGAGCAAGCTGGCGATCAGTTACGAGAAATGTCCAAACAGTTGAATGACCTTGGGTTTGCCGGTGGCAATTTAACGCCGACTGAAACCCAGGCTATTGGCTGGACTGCCATGTCGAAGTTTATGGGCGCAAAGGGTGATGATCCATTACGCGCCATCACTGGCAACATTCGTCGTATTGCGTTTGAGCTTGCACCAGGTCGTGGTTCACCGAATGCATTGAGGTTTGGTGCTAGGTTCGATGCCCTGGATCTGGATCAGCAAATCGAGGTAACCAATAAGACGCTCGATGGCGCGATGTCATTTATCGAAGAAACAATTGGTATCCAGGCATCTACACTTGTGCATGGCACTGGTGGGTGGCAACGGTTAGATCCACAGGCTGCCCAGGTAGCGCAATTACTGGCATCGAAAGAAGGCGCGGAATTAGCGTCGAATATGATCGGATATCTTGCGCAACAGGAAGCAGTCTGGGTCACTAAAATCAAGCCACTGACGCAGAATCCAAAGGGTTTCGCTATTATGTTGACTGGTGACAATCTGAGTGATCAAAATACTGTTCGGTCTTTGTGGGGAACGATTCTTGACAAGGATAAGACCGGATTAATCCAGGGATATCAGCCTGTTACTGACATCAACGGCAAGCCTGGTATTTTGATATTGATAGACAAGGGCGGCAAGAAAACGGCAGAACGCATCAATACAGAGGTCCGAAAAACATTGGAAGATGTGATCGAACAAGGGCCGACTGATGATATACTGATCGAAGTAGGTGAGGCCGAAATCACAAAGGCCGGAACAGGGTCAGGAGCATATGATGGGCAAAGCTATTTGGAAAGGATTCGTGAACTTGGACGAAAGGATCTCATCCCCAGTCTCGATAATCACCGGGTCAAACTTACGAAAGAGTTCGGCAAAAACCTCACCGAAGCCGAAAGAAAAGCCAAAACAGAAGTAATTCCAATTCAATAAGGATTTGCCGCACTCTTGTGCGGTTTTTTTATGCCAAAACTAAGCAAAACACTGGACAACCTGGACGGTACAAGACGCAAGACCCGGGTGCAGGGTGAGAAGGCATTGCACACTGCCGTTCAAAGCAATACGGACGCGCTTGCCGGCAGAATAGATGCTGCACTGCATAACCTGAACAACGCATCGAATCAATCCCGGCAACAACTGGCAAACGTGATGATTGCGGAGTTTCGCAAGCTCGCACCAGTGATTGTGAAGGCGCACGATGACCAGGTCAGACGCATTGATAAGCTTGAAACGCAACTGGCGAAGTCGGAGCAACTGGGCCGCGACAACATCAAGGTGTTACTCGGTGGCATGG